CAACCTCAGAAGTTCTATCAAGAATATATGATGGAAGTTCAGTCAGCAGAGCATTCTATATTTACCCGTGACCATATTAAATTCTGGGATGGTAAGTTTTATTTAGATGATGATACAGGTTTTGCATTTATAGACCCTAATGGAGAAGGATATCAACCTTGCAGTGTATTTGTTGGAGTAGATCCAGCAACAGATTCAGCAAGAAGGGATTCTGATTTCTCAGTTATAATAGCTGTAGGAGTAACTCCTGATAATAATGTTTATATTATAGATTATTTAAGAAAGAGGTCGATTCCAGTATTAGGAATACCAGGAGAACATACATTAGGGATAGTGGATTATATGTTCCAATATGCTAAATCATATAAACCATCATTGTTTACAGTAGAAGATACATCTATGAGTAAACCTATATTCCAAGCATTGAATTCAGAGATGAGAAGAAGGAATGATTTCTCTATAGGTTGTAAAGCAGAGAAACCAGGGAATAGAATGAGTAAAAGAGATAGAATACAAGAGATACTTGCACAAAGATTTGCTATAGGGCAGATACATATAAAGAAAGAACATTATGATTTACATAGAGAGATAATTACATTTGGACCAAGAATGGCACATGATGATACTATTGATGCTCTAGCATATGCATGCAAGTATGCCAGCCCTCCTCTTAATGCTAAGAAGGACAAAGAGGGTGATTGGTACAAAAAGAAACCACAAGTTAAAGATTGGGTAGTAGCATAACAAATAATAGTAGGAGAATACAATGAATATATTTAATAGAGGTAAGAAAAAAAAAGAAACCAAAAGACCAAAGTATTATCATGGTGATGGTTTAATAAATATCGAGTATTACGACCCTGGACCATATGGATGGGATCCATCAGAAGAACCAAAGAATGATTTTGTTTTGAATGACCTGGAAACCCAGAAGAAACTGCCTGGAGGATATGAGGGAGAACCAGATGAAGGAGGAAGGGTTTTTTCCCTTGATTTTTCTACTCTAGGTGACCCTAGTGAGTATGAGGGTTATACTACTGGGGAAAAATACTCAAATATGGTATCAAAGAAGTTAGACCAGTTACTTACGGGTAAAAAACATGACTTAGATAGTCGGGATACCTTTCTTGCAACTGAACTTTTAGAAAATATACAGAAGCAAATTGACCCTGATAAAGGTGGTGAGTTTTTAGATATATTAAGGAAGGTAGAGAATAGTAGGCTAGGAGAGTGGAGCGGGTGGCACATGACAGATGAGCAGAAAAAGGGAGCAGAAAGCAACTTGAAGAACTTCTTATCTGAAAATCTTAATGTACCAGACTCTCTGAGGTCTAGAGAAGACACACTTATAGATGAATTTAAAAAGTCGGATAATATTTATGAAATAGGGGAATAATGGCTAAGAAGAAAAAAGTTGACCAGATAAAAGAACTGTACAATCTAGCTAATAGCTGGACACGACAACAGTGGCAGTTTGTTAACCAGAAAGGTTATGAATTTGCTCATGATGAACAATTATCAAGGAATGAAAAGAATTCATTACAGGAACAAGGCATGCCTACATTTACTATTAACAGGATTTTACCTGTAGTAGAGATGTTGAATTTCTATGCAACAGCTAACAGTCCAAGATGGCAGGCAATAGGAGTAGAAGGAAGTGATAGTGATGTAGCAGCTGTATTTAGTGACATGGCTGATTATATATGGAATCTTTCAGATGGGTCAACTTTATATTCTAATGCTGTGAATGATGCAGTTACAAAAGGTATTGGCTATCTTATGGTAAATGCTAATTCTGACATGGATAACGGAATGGGAGAAGTAGTACTAACACAGCCAGAACCATTTGATCTTTATGTAGATCCTAAAGCAAGGGATATAATGTTTAGAGATGCATCATTTATTTTGATGAGGAAAGTACTCCCAAGAAGTCATGTAATGAAATTATTCCCTCAATTTAAGAGGAAGGTTAGCAAAGCATCAGATTCAAGTGGGCATTATTCAGCTTCTGAAAGAGCAATGGCAGATTCTGAGCAAAAGTTATTTCTGCATGATGATAATACAATGACTGGAACTGGCATTACAGTTGAAGGTGAGAATGAAATATTATTAGAATTGTTTGAGCTTTATGAAAAAGTGCAGATATCTTATATGAATGTTTTTATTCAGATTCCTCCTGATAAAAAACAGTTAAAAGAAATCAATAAACAATGTACTGTTATGATGAAAGAAATGAAAGCTGAAATGGAAGTTAAACTCATGGAACAGCAAAAGCAAATGCAAGAAGCTGTTCAAATGGGACAGATGATTCCTGAAAGATATGAACTTGAAATGCAAAAAGCACAAGAGATGATGAAGAACCAATTGGAAGCTTATCAGAAAGAATGTATGAGTAAGTTACAGGCTGAAGCATCCAAGATAGAGAATCATATTATTTCTGAAAAGGATTTCAAGAATTTAATGAAAGAGGAAGAGTTTGCTAAGACTGTTGTAGAAGCAATACAGTTTTATGGAACAAGGATTAAGCAAACCTGTGTTGCAGGTGATCAGTTCTTGTATGAACAAATATATCCAGACAATGTAACTGAATATCCAATAGTACCATTCCATTTTAAATGGACAGGAACTCCATATCCTATTTCAGCTGTTGCTCCTCTTATAGGGAAACAGCAAGAAATAAACAAATCTCACCAGATAATGGTTCACAATGCTTCATTAGGTTCTTCATTAAGATGGCTATATGAAGAGGGTTCTATAGATCCAGAATTATGGGAACAATATTCTTCTTCGCCAGGAGCACTCTTGCCAGTAAGACCAGGTAGTGAAAAACCAACCCCTATTTTACCTGCTCCATTATCTAATGCTTTCTTCCAAGTAGTTCAAGAAGGGAAAGCTGATATGGAATATTTAGCAGGTATTTATTCATCTATGCAAGGAGATACACAGCAACAACATGAAACATTTAGAGGGATGCTTGCATTGGATGAGTATGGAACTCGAAGAATTAAACAATGGATGAAGAATGCAATTGAGCCAGCATTAAAGCAATTAGGTAAGGTAGTAATGCAGATATCTCAATCTGTATATTCAGCTAACAAGAAGTTTAGGATTATTCAGCCTAGTGCATTACAGGAACAGAGAGAGCAGGAAATTAATATTCCTATTTATAATGATATGGGAGAAGCTATAGGGAAATCAATGGATTATTCTACAGCTAAATTTGATGTAAGGGTCGTTTCTGGATCCACACTTCCTGTCAATAGATGGGCTTATCTTGCAGAATTAAAGGAACTACTTCAAATTGGAGTTGTTGATGATATTGCAGTTCTTGCTGAAACTGATATACGGAATAAAGAACAAATTGCTAAAAGAAAGAGTCTATATTCTCAGTTACAAGGACAATTACAGCAACTATCTGAAGCCCTTAAGGATAAAACTGGGACTATTGAGACTCTTGAGAGGCAACTTGTTCAGGCTGGTATCAAAGGTAAGGTTATGCAGGCTGAGATGGAAGTTGCTAAGAAGAAAGAAGAAATGAAAGGGGATACAAAAGAAGAGTATCGTCAGACAGCAGCTGAGCAAAAGCTTTTACGTAATGTTATGAGGAATGAAGTAGGTAGCAAATCAAAAGAATTAGCACTAGAAATACATTCTGCACGAAAAGACTTGCAGGATATTAAAGAAGAGCAGTAAACTAGCTCACAATACGATCAAAAAAAGGAGAAATAAATGACAAAAGACACAGGTAACCCAACAACTGAATCAGTAGATAAAGCGGTTTTTGGCTCCTCAGATGACTTTTTCAACACTCTAGAAAAGGACGTAAACGGCATGGTCGCCGATGATAACACTGAGGCAACCCAACAAAATGTTGACCCCGAACAGGTAACTCAACACCAAGATGTTGGCTCCAACAATGTGGACTGGGACAATGATGGCAATCCCTATAAAAAACGCTACTCTGATAGTAGCAAAGAAGCCGTCAAGCTGAGAGATAGGTATAAAGAGGTTGAACCTTTTGTGCCTGTTCT